TTCAACTCCCTGGAGAGTTTTGTTTGAATGTAGCTACGGCAGGAAGTATTGTTATGTATGATAGATATATAAAGAGGTGTAAAGATGAATGATAAATATAAACAACTAAACGAAGATCTAAAGTCTCTCAAACTCCCTATATATATTCCTGAACAAACTACAGAGATATTTAAACAGGAACTAGGATATATGCGGTCTATATTTAGAATCCAGAAGCCTAATTTATTATGGAAGATTCTATATAAGCTTAATAAGAATTGGGCTGCTAAATATACACTATATAAAGTGCAAAAGGAGAAAGCAAATGAATAAAAGATTGGCAGTAAGAATTATAACATATCCGCTGGCGGCATTGTTTATACTCCCAGGATTAATTGCTACTTTGCAATATTCTCTATTTGGCAATTGTTTTGTAGTAAATGACTTTCAACCTATAATGTTGTTTCTATCATTTGTTATCGGATTTATATCTCTCCTTATAACTGAAATGTGTTTAGATATGAATAAAAGATGGGGGAGAAGCAAATGAATAAACAAGAAGCACTAGATAAGATCAAAGAATTAGAAGCTTTTATAAAAGATATTGATAAAGAACAGCCTGAGTTCTACAAAGGGCAAATAGTAGAAGTTAAAGATGATGATTGGCCCTATTGGAGTATCAAATATTTTCATGAATACTATCATGATGAGAATGAATCGCCTTATTGTGTTACAAGGAATATAGCAGGAGAAGGCGGAATAGAAGCATATGAGCAATGTCGTCCTGTCCCCTTCGACCCCCGATCAATCGCTCCTCCTGATGCTGTAGCGTATGCAGTTGATGAAGATGGAATAGGTCATTGGTTTGAAAAAAGACCAAAAATAAAGGATGATTATTGGTCTGGAAAAGGTAGCACAACTGAAAATGGATATGTTTACAGAGTCCACGACCCAATCAGAGCTAAAAACTGGAAAAACAGCTTGGTGTATTGTGGGAATGGATGAGAATTAAAGATTATATTTTAGATTGTATAGATGGTTGTGTTGCAGATCTTTTGTGGTATAACAGAAAAGGTGATCCAGAGCTTCAAAGAGGTGATATTGAAGCTGCTATAAAATCAGGCACAATAACTATTGATGAGATGGTAAATAAGTTTAGAGATTGTTTGATTGATGGGATAGATGAATGAGCGTGTCATTAGAGTTATTGGAAAAAGCTTTGAAGGCATTTGAAAACATGAAATGTAAAGATACTGCTACAATAGAAGAATGGGCTAATAATGATGATAATGACATTGCTAGATTAGCAGGGTTTGAGGTAGATGACTGACTTTAAATTCTTCTTATGGTGATTAGAGATGAATCATCCAGGACAGTTTAATATCCTGTCTACATGGCTGCCTATGGAGTCATGGGAAGATAAGTTAAAGGAATTGTATAAGGAATATGAAAAAGACAATACATAATGTTATTTAAAAGCAATGACCAATCCCTCAACGATAATAGCAATGACCCCGACAGCGATGACACCCTTTAGGATTTTATTCTCAGTTTGCAATCTCCTCTGATGCTTGAGCAAGTCTTTCAATTGTTTTGAAAGCTTTTGATAGATGATCTGCTCCTGTCTCAATTGATCCATCAATAAGAATACTTGATTCTCTAAGTCTTTGGTTCTCTCGTGTAAGCTCCCCAAGATCTTTTGAGAATTCGCTAACTGTACTCTCAAGGTTTTTAATTGCTCTCTCCCTTTCTGCAATGAGAGCTTCACTCTTGTTAAGTGCATCTTTAAGCTCTCTAGCTCTGTCTGCACCCGATCCTTGACAGACTCCGAGTATACACAACAGGACAATACAAACACAAATAAGAATGATAATAGTAATATTTTTTCCCACATGACCTCTCCTATTTTAATATAGCAATTATTAGACTACCTATGCCCATAAACCCAGACAGGAATAGTGATATAGTTGCAATCCTATTCTTTACTTTATCTCTATCGCTAATCTTCCCATCGGCTATATGCTCTTTGACATATCTTATGTCAGACGATAACCCAGCATAACTCTCTTGGAATTGGGCCAACTGCAAAGTATTGCCCGCAACCTCATTCTCTATTGAATTGGTTTTCATATTCATCTCACTACGGAAAACAGCCATCTCTTTCTCCACTATGACCACTCTGTCCTCCAAATGTTTTACATCATCTGATAGTGCCATCATCTACCCTTTTCAATTCCTCTATTGCCTCTTTAGATATATCAATAGCCTCATCGGCCATTTTAGTAGCTTTGATAATTGCTTTATCTTTGTCGCCATAAATTACCCAAAACAATGCCAATGCTGCAAGGAAAAATAATGTATTCATCAAAATATCATTATATGGTTGCAAAGCATTCAACCCAATTGTTAACAAGCTTAATAATACAAATAGGCCAAGTATATATACTTTCTCAAATCTACCAAATATTTTATATCTACTACTTAATAACATTCCACCCATAATCATTATATACCCTGGCATAGGCGCCTCAGGAGTAGCAACAATAGATAGCGCTCCTTGTACAAAAAACCCTAATGCCTGGAATATCTCTGCCCATCTTTTTTTGATAAACGCTGTTACCAAATAAAGTACCCCAGGCGGAGCAATATATAATATATATATAAAATCCCCATCCCAATTTATAATTATGCACAATGCTGTAAATATAAATATTATATATCCTATCTTCTGTCTTAGTTCCATAACCCCCTACTGGCATACTCAACACTCATGATTGCGTCTATCTCTGGGTCTGGGTCTTGCTCTTTGACATAAACATCAATCAGTTGATCTGCCTGCTCCTTTGTTGCAAATGGGTTAAACTTCCCAACCTCTTTATCCTTCTCTATATCATTCCTATGATCAGCCATAGAACATAATAATATCCGCTTCTTAATCTTATTAAGGATTGTCCTGTCTCCGCTATTACACTCTAGCGCAGGGAAGAATCTTTTCCAAATATTAAACTTATCAAAGTCATTAGGCTTAGAATCAAATACCCCCTCTTTCTTAAGTCTTTGTCCGATTACAAACATACTGACCCATAGCACACTTAGTCTTTTTGGATTCTCACATTTAGCCAAATAAGGCGCAGCCCCTAACAGTTTAGCTAGCTTACTTTTATCTAACATATCAAATTCTTGCTCGTTTAGATCCATGCCTATAGTCACTAAGTCTAGTAGCTCTTCCCATAATTCAGATTTGTTCATCATATTCGTCTATCCCCTTCTTAGAAAAATGTTTGTTTTTAGAATATCCTTTAGCACCATTATTTAGCATAAAGCCTGTAATAACTCCTAACCATATTGTATCACTAATCTTTCCAAACACTAATAGTATAGATGCTAATAATACCATTATAAAAGTCCTAGATGTTATTTTCTCTTTAATCCTTTTTAACACTATCTGCCTCCATATTTATTTATCATTTCTGCCATTACATCCTCAACAAATAGACCCCATTCATCGGTATGGTTAACAAAGTATTTAGGGCATATTTTCCCGGTCACGTCATAATGTCTAATTAAATGATCTATTGGATTTAACTCATACTCATGGCATAGATCAGCACAAAGCCCTCTTAGGTTTACTAGAGTGTCTTTATGATAATTGCCATCCCAATCCAGGTGACAGGTCTCTATGCCTATGCTCAGATAGTTTGGAGTTAATGGTTTATTATCTGTGTATTTATGCCCGAATAGGAATTGTGCAAAGTTTGTATACTTGCTAGCGCCTACATGATAAGCCACCTCGTTCTTAGGCATATTCTGAATAATCATGTCTTTATCTACAGTGAATTGTGTTGAAGCATATCGGTACTTACTCTTACCAGCTTTTTGATTCTTTAGCCCGTCAAAATAGCTTCTAACGCCTACAGGTGTAGCCCCTGGCATAGCAACCCAATGAACGACTATTGCTTTTACATCATGAAGCTTTTTTCCTGGGCGAGAATATTTGTTTAGCTCTATATAATTCTTTATAATCATAGCCTTGTCCTTGTATTATACCACCAATCTTCATTATCAATAAGAAAGTTTGATCCTGCATCAGATACAGCCCTAAGCCCATCCGTTGATGTTTGTATTTTCTGACTATTAGTATCTATTGATAATATAGATGCCCCAATTACTGATGATGCGCTTTCATTAGCTGCAAAATATGTTAATGATTTAGATGCCTCTGAAAATGTTGTATCAACATTGATAAAAAGCTCTGTATCTATATACTCTGCACCAACTCCCCAATTGTGAATAATTGATGTATTTTTATTTTTAGTAGACCCAGTGCCGGATTCATTTACATCTGCTGTTGCTGTACTTGTTCCGCCTGTCAATTGTCTGCCGTCTGTGAAAAGCCCTGTGCCTGTAATAAATGCAAGGCATAACTCTGACCCAGTATCATTGATAATTATACCTGTATTCCCGCTTGTAGCTTCTGTAACGATTTCGAACATTTCAAACGTACCTGAAAGATTATCATATGCGACTCTAATGAATCCCAACTCTCTATTTGTCCAGTCAGATTGTCTTATCCATCCTGATTGATAATAAGGCCTAAATCCATTCACAATAAACCAATCTGTTCCATTGCTATAAAGCTCTGCCAAATCTCCTGATAGAAATAATGGAAGATAATCCAGATCAGTACCCGCTGGACTTATAATTTTGTCTGATCCATCTGGAGTAATTCTGACACATCCTGCTCCAGTGTCAGTTTTAAGTATCTTAAATACTTGGTCTTGCGCATCATCCGCAGCAGGAAGATTAACTCTTAACAAGTCTGCTCCTGCATTACAAGTATACAGTTCATAATATTCTGTAGATGTAGCACTAATGGAATCATCGTCGGTTAATGCTAGGTTCTTTTGAAACCTTGCTTTTCTATTGATGTCTAACCAGGAATTATCATCAGCAATGTACTTACCGCTGAAATATAAATCTCCTGTTTGATAAGTAACATTGGTTATAGTAATCTTCTTATAAACTACCCATGCCTCTTGACCGCCTATTGCTTGAACTTCTGCGGTTAATTCGGTATTTTGTTCGGATAAAGTATAATCAGTATCCTCTACTAATAAAGTACCACCACCTCCTGAGGCTGTCCTAATGACTAGCTCTTGGTCTGCAAAATAATCATTCTGTAATTGAAAGGCTGATGCTCCTACAGTATTCTTAAGCTCGTCGGTAAAGGTCTCCCCACCATTTATATTTTTATCTATTTGATCATAATATCCTGCCATTTAACTCTCCTCTGCTATTTGTCCGTTAGCCCATACAGAGCCGCCCCAATATGTGTTACCCCAATATTCAGTCTCTTGTGTTACCTCTTGGCCTACAAACTCTAGAATCCGGGCTTTAATTGTAATCTCAAAATTATTTAAATCTTTGACTATATTTATAACCTCACACTTTGCTCGGCCTAACATACTATCATCACCACAAGCCCTTTCTATATCCACAAGTATAAAATCGGTTATATTCAAGTCTATAGTTTGAAGCTTAGTTTTGAACGTAACTATCTTTTGTATATCACCGCTGACTATAAATTGATTATCAGCAAATGTTTGAGCATCTGCACTAGTGGTCAATAGTGTATCATAGTCTTTATTGACGAATTGTTTAAATGTCTGCGCTCTTGTGGTCTCGTCATCATCGTCTATTAAGATCTTATAAGTATCCTCTGCCCAATTCTTCTCATATTTAATTCTTACTGATGTTAAAATCTCTGTAGGATCATATGTATAACTTGGGACTTCTAGCATATCCTTGCCTGTAATTGTTAATATAGGCTCTTTGGCTGCATTGAATATAACTAATGAATATCGCCCATCATTCTCTACAAAGAAATCAGCTTGAATAGTCCCTAGGATCTCCTCAAATACATCTACAATCTTTTTAGTATCATCAAGGAAATAATTAATATCTGGTGCTATTGCTTGTGATTGTATCCATGTACTTGTATTAAAGCTAACTGAATCATATACTAGATTAGTATAATTATCTATAATATCCAGAATTACATCTACACCATTCTCTATTAGATTGGAATCGTCATCAATGTATCCTTCAAAGTCAACTGTCACCTCGTCTCCAGGAGAATAATCCCCACTAGCTGATGTTATGGTAAAGGTTGCTGTAGCCGTGTCTGTAGTTGCTGGAGTGACGGCAGATCCGTTAACTTTAACAGTATCAATAGACTTAATCTCGTGATATGTAGTGTCTACTATTTTAAATGAATAGCTAACTGGTGGTGTAGCGTCCTCATTATTGCATATAACAGGAGCATTAAATATATCCCCATAGCCTATAGGTATAGGTTTATTAGCATTAGAGTCTTTTATATTTGGATAGTTAGTTGTATCAAAAATCTCTGTTGGAATTACTCTAGATAATTGCTTCCGTTTATCCTGCAACTCTACACCCATAGTAAGTCCACGATTAAAATTTAAACGCTCTATGTAGCCTTCATATTTTATTTCATACTCATCATATGTTTGATCATCATAGCCTATTAAAAGCCTAGCATCATTTCCAAGGACATCATTATCCTCTCCAAAGGAATCTAGATTACCATCGTTGTTTATAAGCTTTATATTACCGCCCTGAAAATTAATTTTACCAAAGAATAATGGGTCTTTAGATTGTGTTAGTCTCGGTATGCTGTTTGGATCTATGCGAGATTCGTATTGGATATTATTATAATTCTTCTCTATATTGCTCCATCCAAATACTTCACCTATTACCATATTCTTTTGATCAGGAAAATGGGAATCTGTGCAGTGTACATATAGATTAGATCCATCCCAATAGAACGTCCCTGGATTAGCCTGAACAGATGCAAGAGAGCCAACCAACTCTAATGCCTGGGTATCTTCTGTAACAGACCCTACAGAATCAGCAGGGAAATCAGGTATATCATTTAAATAGTCTGAATCAACATTAGGGTATGACTTATTTTTATTAACTACCCATGTATTAGAAGATTCATTAGCCCAAAACTCCCATTCAAAGCCTATGTCCATTTCTAAAAGAGTAACTTTTTTTGTTGAAGGCGTTTTGTTATCAGACAATTATAATCTCCATATTTCTATATTCAATGCCTTTGCAAATGTCCCATAATTATTGACAGATGTTGCAACAGATGCTTGTGCTTGTATTTCGATGTTAGATGTTACGCTTAACGAAAAATAGCCACTAATATGCACTGGAGTATGTAATACTGTTGTAATGGCAGTTCCATTTGTTTGTAAATTATATTGCCCTACTAATAAATCAGATGCCCCAGTAGTATCTCTAACTTGACATCGGCAAGTCATTGATGCTCCAGCAGCTATTCCTGTAGGGGCTATCGTTACCCAGCCATTTATTCTATACCTACCAGCAAGAAGTGATATGACACTGCTTGATAATGAAGCCCCAAGCATATTACTATAATCAATTGCATCTATTGTTTGTTTAGTATCTGTAGCGGCTGTCATTGCTGTTGTATTTACGCTTGAACATGAAAAGTATTGCCATGGATATTTTAAATCACCAAAAATATATTTATCTGAATATGTAGTGGCATCAGTTTTATAAAGTCCTGCTATAGCTCTGTCTTGGCCGTTATAATAGCCTTGAGCATCATCATCCCATGTTGGAGCAGTTGTAGAAAAAGAAAGGGCTGATGTAGCACCTCCCCCTCCAGCAGCATAGATATAAACGTTATTCCCATTCCCTATAGCTCCCCATCCGCTAATTGATTGGTCTGAAGCAGCCTTATAAATTGCTCCGTTAATCTCTATTACTGATCCTTCACTCACTTGAGGCTCACTTGTATTTGTAAAGTTGGTTAAGGATATTCCATTATATCCTTTCCGTTGGTCTTGCTGTGCTGATAAATTATTCGTCGTTTGGTCTAAGGCCATTATACTACCTCTCTTAATTTTAATGTATAGCCTATTTTATTATGGCCTACATGGGTCTCTTGGAACTTATTAGTCCAGACTACGTAAGCAGGCTCTATCTCTGTATATCGTGTATCAAAGTTTAGGAATACAAAAGGTTGATGGTTCCCCACTGTCTCAAACATAGTCCTGAGATCATCTATCATGTCAAAGTCTGTTGGGGGGAACGAATAGTCAAAAGTCCTATACTGACAACCTATATCACTATATGACTCTCCACTTATACTAAAGGATGTTGTGTCTGTTGTATTGTTTGTTATTTTAAAGTTATTCTTAGACGAAGGGCTAATCTGTAAATAAGTAGACATGAATATTCGGCCTATTGTTAAATAGTTATCTGTATTTCCTGCATCGTCTATACTAATCCTTGCGAACCTATAGGTACTCTCGGTAAAGAACTTTAAGATCATTCCCTCTCGCCAAGTCAAAGTCTCATCCACTGATGGACTACCCCAAGAATCAGTTGCATTCATTTGAAATTTAATTGTAGCTGAGTTAGTAAAGTTATGCCCTAATATTGCAACACAATCAACTGTAAAGGTCTCCCCAGCCCCAGCATCTACAGTCACCCACTGGCTTGTTAAACTGCCTGTCGTGGATCTCCACTTAACTGATGAATGTTGATTCACTATATTCTCAACAGGATAATTATCTGCCTCTGTAGAAGCGTCTAAAGTTCCGTCGTCAAATAAATTATCGTATATTATTCTCATGCTAAACCTCTACTTGAATCGATTAAAAACCTTCCATTGCTACTTGCATCTGTTAAGTATGCATTAAACTCTTGCCCGTCTACATTCAACGTAAGCCTCTCTGGGAATTGTGCGCCATTATTGATTGTGGTTGTTACTGGTGCTGGGATAGCTGTAGCAATACTCTCTCCAATCCTGGCCAGTGCATCTGGATCTTCTAATGGGATGACAGCCTCATTTCTGCCGCCTTCGCCAATATTAGCAAGAATAGGTTGTGTTACAAGACCACCCTCTCTAAGCCCTCTTATGATTCCAGCAGCAGCAGTCCCAGCTATTGAAGCAGAAGTCAAGCCTATTCCTTCTGGAACGCCTATCCCAAATGGCCTAGCAAATGCAGCCGCAGCCTCTATAGCCCATGATTTTGCAAGCCCTTCAAGAATAGATGCAATAGCATTAAGTCCAGCTTTTTTGAATGCCTCAAATCCTTGAACTCCACTAGAAATTAAATCCCCTAATGTAGATGAGACAAACAATGTATATTGCTCATATTGCTTAGCTAGCTCTTTAAGTCCTGCTGCTTCTTTTTGCCTTGCTTCCTCTGCTAATCTAGCTGATCTAAGCGTTGCCTGCTCTCGTTCGTTTATTTTAAGCTTAAGATTTTCTTCGGCTTGTGCATAAGCTTTATTTGCTTCCTCTATTCGCTTAGCTCTTTCCTCGGCTGTTTCTGTCTCTTTGCCTGTTAATTCAATTGTTGTTTCTTTTTCTTCATTTACTTCTTTTTGATTTTCAATTAATTCTTTTTGTTGCGCTATAATCTTGGCTTGTGTTTCTTCTGTTAATATAGACAAAGCACTCTGTGTTATTATACCCTCATTTAATGATACTGCTATTTGTTTTATTGCTTCCGCTTCAACTTCTCTTAATTCTGCACGTCTTTTTATAGCTTTCTGCTCTTTTTCTGCTTCCTCAGCTAATATCTCGCCTAGTTGAACATTATCCTCTATTGATTGATTAACTTTTTGAGTACTGTTTGCTATATCTAATTGGATTCTGCTAAACTGTTTTCCAGTTGCCTGAGCCTCGTCTATTGCAGCATTTAATCTTATTTGATTATTATTCGCAGCAGCTATTTCACCTGTCAATTTCTCTATTGTATTAACATTGTTTGTATATGCTTTGCCTAAATCTATTACAGCTTTTAACGCTTCTGCTTTTGCTAAATCTCTACGTATCTCTAATAAGTTCTTTTCTGTATCTGTTAAGTCTTCTGCTTTTTCGTCTAGCTCTTCTACAGCTTCTTTATATTCATCGGTTGCAGAAGCCAATCTTTTTGTAACCTTCTCTAGCTCAGTATCTGTAGATAATAAATCACTTGCTGTTTTTACAAGGCCATTAAATACTTGCAAAACCCCAGCAGCTACTGGTTGCAATCTTTGCCCTAAAGAAACAAACAACTCGTCAGTACGGGCTTTAGATATTCTAACTTGATTTGCGAAACTTGCCTGGGTTCTCTGGAAATCTCCAATTGCATTCTTAGATTGTGTAATTGCCAACTCTAATGTTAAGGCAGCTTTGGTTTGTCTATCTAACTCTCCTTTAATCCCTTTATCCTCTGCAAGGCGTTTAATGTCGGCTTCTGTGATTGCAATTCCCAGGGATTTAATTGACTCTCTCTCGCCAAGTAGTGCCTTGGTCAATGCTATACTAGCTCCCTCTGCTCCACCTGAGAAATTAGTGAATGAAGCTAGGTCGACGGCTAATTCATTTACCTGGGTGGATAACTTAAGAGCTTCTTCTTGTGTAAATGAAAATCCTGTTAATAAATCTGCTGTATCCCCTAGTAATTGTTGCGCTGCCGTGGATGATAGCCCAAAGTTCTCTCTTAGATTATCGGCTGTTGCTTGGGCTTCATCTTGGATAGATGAAAATACAGTATTAAATTTACTTTGTGTTTCTTCTGCTCGGCTAGCAGCGTCAACAGCTGCTTTGCCTATTGCTATTGTTGCTGTAGTAATGGCGGTTGCTGCAATCCCTAGGGCTGCTTTAGTAGCTCCTCCGAACTTTTTAAGCCCTTTCTGAGATTGATCTATTTCTTTATTTAACTTGGTATTGTCACCAGTTATTTCAACTACTAATGTCCCTACTGTCGCTGCCACCGTTCACCTCAGATTGTATGTCTCCATACATTTGTTCTTTAGCTTTTCTTTGTTCCTCTAGTTCCTCAGGGGTATAGTATAGTTGCCTTATTTCCTCCCATGACATATCCTCTCGTTGATCGTCTTTAAACTTAAAACCTCTTCGCTCCATGTCATGTCTATAGCCATGCTTGAAATATAGATTCAATTGCTTGAATGTTAAGTGCTCTAGTATGTATTCTTTTGTCCATCCATATATCAAACATAATTCACATATAACCCTATTAACATCGTCTATGTCTTTTTTTTTTCACCCTTGTCACCGTCTAAAAGAGGAGACATAACCTCTTTGACAAATTGCTGTAATTGGGTTTGATTGGTGTTTTTATAGAACCATCGTCTATTGATGCCAATCAACTTAAACCACTGTTTAGAAAAAATAGGCCGCACGATATGCAAGCAAACACTTATCATCTTGTTCATGTATTTAAGTGCATATCTCTCATCATTCGCAATTCTCTTTAGCCCATCATCCATAAGCATTTTCTGTGCATGATTATACATAGCCATAACTTTGAATGACTGGCCTATTTTAATGTCCTCGATCTCAAATACTCTACCCCCTAACGTTATATGTTTAGGGGCAGAGACTAATGCATCAAGATTTATTTCCATTAAGCTACACCTTGTTGATCGTCAATTAGAAATAATTGATCGCCTGCTGTTCTAGTTGTATCTACTTTGCCAAGTAAAACTATTGGTGCTTCAAGTACTGGGTCTGCATCATTGTCAGATTTAAAAGGTAGATTTAAACCGCCATTTAAGAACGCTGAGTAAATATAAATATATCTATACTTATTTACCCCACTAACTACTTTAATGTTGGTTAATTTATACCATCTAGCTGCTGGTGCTGAAAGACCACCACTTGATAATCTATGAGAAGCTACTTTGTCATATCCATAAGATATAACTAGACTTTCAGTAGAGTTATAAGCTGACCCTGTGCCACCTAATGGAGTAATCCCTACGATGTCATTGTAAATACTTCGAGTATAATCATCATACGCAGTTAAGGTTGATGAAGTATTCCCGGTGTCTACTTGTTTAACACTTGAGATTGTAATCCCAGTTGTACCAGTCCCTTGCTCAGATAAAGCCAGGAATTGATCCTCTGATGTTCCACCAGTAGAGTAGCTATCTGTTGCTGTGGTTGAGCCTGTTGAAACGTCTGTCAATGTATCTACTCCACCTCTAATCTTGTTATAGGTTGGTAAGAACACCTCTAAACTATTCAAGGTAAGCTCTACAGTTTGCCTAGACAAATAGTTAGCTAAATCAGGCCCGTTGTCTGCTTGTATCTCGTTGACCTCTTGAACCTCATTAAATACTACTGACCGTGCAAGACCTACATTAGTATAAGAATTTCCACCGTCTAGCGAAACCTCTACTTTACAAGATCCATACCAAGGCGAGTTGGTCACGGCTAGGCCAGTATTTTGATATGTAGGCATATGCCTTCCTCCTTATGTTGAAGTTGTATTAACGTAGGTGATATATATATCAGTTGGTATATGGTATATATAATCACCCCCCTGGTCTCCCGGTTCAGTGATAAACCGGGAATCCTCATAATAAGTATTTTGAATATCAAACCCATTGAAAGTCCCTTGCGTCTTATTAAAGACACTGTGGATCTCATGGGCAATATTCATAACTTCCCCTGGATCGTTTGACCGTGCCGATATTTGATATCTCGGACGTTCTCCAGATCCATCTGCTATATTTGGCCTGCTGACCATGAAGTAATTGATCACAGGCAGTGTTGACTCTGTTTGTGGGATAGCACCATGAAAGACATTAGTAGTGTATTGTGATATCTCAGTTGAGTTTAATAATATCCATCCTATAGCTTCATAGTCTCTCATTCTATCCCCTTAAAATTGCCCTTCGGCAAATTCTTTCTTTCCGTTGGCAATCCCTATTTTTAATACTCGCCCTTTTGCTAAATCAAAGGCTGGTCTCATATAAGGTTGAGCTCTTTGATTCTTTGTCCCAAACTCTACATATTCAGCATAGTTAACATTAGTTCCAACATTAGCTTCGTTTTTATCTGGTGGTGTAGGAATGTCATCTTCTGCTTGTATTGGATTACCAACGTCTCTATTTTTCATTCTAATGACTAAACTCTCTCTTAATCTCCCAGAATCTACTGGCGACAAAGCGACAGCCTGTCCTCTCACAATAATCGCTGTTTCAAATACAGTTTTATTAATAACTTTATCTGCTTGTATCTTAGCCTTTTGGCCCTTCCAATCCTCTAGTTTTACTGTTACCTCTGCCATTATTGTACTAACTCCAATCCTATAACCATCAAATCCCCATAGTCTAATACATCGTCGGGGCGTGTGACTTTATAGGTCTGTGAATTGACTTTGACTATATCGTCAGCTTGAAAGCTTGTATTAGGTGCACAAGCTAGTTTATGTGTTGATGTATCGTTAAGCCTATCGGCTACAAATTGTTCACTTGCACTAGCCTGCCATATTGCACATTGTATAGTAGCTCTCAAAGTCTCTGTATAACTCCCTCCGCCCATACCATCTTTAACATAGGTTCTTGAGTATATAGATGCTGTACTATTTAGGTCGAAGTTGTCAATCCACATTTTCTATTTTAATCTCCTCATGATCACTTAGGACAATAGACTCTATAGGTCTTTCGATATCGGCCGAGATAGACCCCCTAGGTATCCCTTCCGGCACTTGCTCTCGTCGCTGTAATCGTCCAACTCTGTTGACCTGTCCGCTGTCGATCCGGTCGTCGCTATGTAAATCGCTCTTAGGTCTTTCCATCTTTGTTGCTTTTTGTGGCTCATTTTTCACCCCTTTCTTTCTAGATTTCTTTTTAACTTTTTGTACTACAGTTTTATTTTTAATCTCTTGCAACCGTTTTATATGTCTATTCGTCATCTTACTTTCACCCTCCTATATTTAGCTAATCCCTTAACAACGTGAGGGGGATATCCACCCGTATCAATTGATTCGTATGTTACAGAGCTAGGCCCAAGGCTCCTTGATTTAATATCCCTGTTCAAAGCTCTGTCTATGTTGTGCCAAATAATTTGACTAATATACATCTTAAGTCCTTTAGGATAATCGCATCTTGTTAAGTAAATCCTATTCCCACCGTACTCATCACTAGAACGCTCTGAATACAAGCTATCGGTCTCTGCGAGTGTTAAGGTCTCACTGGAAGCTGTGGCAATTGTGTAGATGTCTCTATTCCTATAAGAACCCTCTAAGGCTATGTCCATGCCAGCCTCAAACCCTTCAATTAAAAATCTCCCTCTAGTATCCCCAATTGTAGGAGGCTCGGCATTGATAAGCACAAAATTACCGCTATCATATCGAGTGTTTTTATCGGGGAAATAATTGTTTAAGTATTCAATAACGTCTCTTTGTACTAAAGGGAGAAGCCTATTGATTCTATCGTCATATGTATTATCAGTTAATCCGAGAATCTCTTTAACCTCTTGTAATTCAACTATTCTCATGATTCCCACCTTTCTCTTATATAGAGATAATAATTATGGCCGGGAGTTTGTGTCCCCTCTTCATTTATCTTGATAGTCCATTGCCCAGCTTTGTTGAAATAGCCTGTAGAAAACGTGTGAATCACCGTGCCTGCTGTTGATGAAACAAATGTTGTTGGTGTATCGGTTGTGTATCCATATGGATCTTTCACTAGGTATGTAATTGTTGTCCCAGTAATATCCCGGCCTGCGTCTAATGTAATTGAAAGCTCTTGATTCTTATATATCCATGTACTATTGGTACTCATAATTTACTGCTCCCGTTTATAGTGATTGATTGCTTAGACACTCCATTTACATATACTGTTTGTATACTAAAACCTCTAACAGACTCGGCTTGAAAAGGGCTAGTACTTGGTGCTTCCCATAAAATCCCAGGATACCCCCACAGCAATTGTTGATTATCTGCCTGATCCAATCCATCTGTAGATTTTGGAATTGCAGCTATATAAACTTGTTGGTATGAGAATAATGATAGTTTTTTATTTAGCGTATCTATTGCCATTATGGACCACTCACTATTTCGCCAGACGTTACAGTTCCACCAATGCTACTAACGGTTGTTTTCTGATCTACTGTATCTCCAGCGTCGTTATATATTTGTAATGTTGTTCCATCATTATCTTTCTTATTCCTCCAAGTCTTATACATATAACTAAGCTTACTCACTATGCTATTAGTTGCAGGAGGCGCTCCTTGCCCTGGCTCTGCATATGTATCAATATTTAAAGCATCTACAATCTCAGCATTGACTTGCGCTGCTGAAAGGTCATTAAGGCCTGATATATCACTCACCCCTGCTACATCCTCACCTATATTTAAGTTATCCAAATATCCGGCTCTTGCGTCTGTCCATGTTGCATTGGTTAATGCTGTGGCTGCTAATGCTGCACTGTCTGTACCCCTCATGTCTGTATTAGTTGTACAAGTCCCTATTGTTACACTGCCTTGATTAGCGTTTAAATCATATCCTGTCTTATCGTTATTTGTGCCTACTGTCACTTGTCCTGTTGTTACTGTAATAGCCAAGTCTCCAAAGTTTGTTGGTGCTGATGCTGCAAGTAATGCGCTATCTGTGCCTCTCATGTCAGAGTTTGTGGTACAAGTGCCTACTGTGGTAACATTAGCTACAGTATCATTTGCAGGATCAAAGTCATTTAATGCTGTTACGTCTGATTGAGCTGCTAATTGAGATCCTGGATCATTCGCTGATAGTCCGTTTATTGCTGATCCATCAAGTCTTGTAGCATCGTCTATTACTGCGTCCCTTATTTGGTCAGTTGCATCTGATCCCTCTATCTGAGTTGTATCTACTTGCAAATTATCTGAGGCATCAACCAGTGAATCATATACATTCGCTGATATTACCATGAAATGCTCCCACACTGGCAAAGCTCCACTAATGACTATTTGCACAGTTAAAGGCCCAAGGGTATTAGTATCAGTGGTAGTTAATGGACATTGATACCATCCATCTGTATCGTGTGTTGTAGTAGGCGCAGCATCACTTGTCTGAGCAAATGCACCCCCATCTTTTGATAATTGAATGTCTGCTTGATTTATAGTTAAGCCGGTCTCTGCTGTTACACCGTCTGAATCGTCTAAAAACGGGCCTATTCTAAAGGTAAATGCTGTACTTTGTCTTAATAGCCTGCTCATGAGACCCTCCTATTCCTATATGATCTCATTAATACTGGGATACTTACACCAGCTGCCTGGATAAGCTCAAACGCTCCTATATCATAAACACTGTTCTGAGGTCTCGCAGTGCCTATGGTGTCAACTGTTACAGGAAGGTTAGCATCTCCTGATAAATCAGTGCCTAAGTCTAATGCCCCGGTATCCGATACTGTTAAATTATAGTTATCACTCCCAGCAGCTTTAAATGTAAAGGTCTGTGATACTCGATCATTGGTATTGTCGTTGCAAATTGTAGTATCGTCAGTTGAGTTATAATCACTGGATGCATCAAATGCCCCAAGTGTAGCTGAGCCACCCTGGTTATAAACTAAGTTATTTATACAATAGACTGTGCCACCCTCTTGCCGTATGCCTCTATATCCTTCGATAATAGTGTTGTTATATACCCAAGCTTCATTACAGTTAACTCTTATAGGTGAATTATCACTTGATACTCTTGCACCTGTATCGTAACAAACATTATTAGCTATATAAAAGTCTGCATCTGTATCATTAGCATATATACACACTGAATTAGTCCCTGCCTCATTAGCTCCTTGCAGAATAGATTCACATACATAGATCTCTGCTCCTGCTGCTAATGCTGCGGCATTTATACAAGCCTCGCTATTTGCATCAACTCCAGATAGCCTTATTTGCATCCTCATTATTCGTACATAATCGTCAAAGATTGTCATAGCATTACTGTCTGTGACATCTAATACATATTTCCCCGTATCTAATGTTTCTCCTCTTGCATCGCTTACAGCGTTGCTCTCTATAGTCATGTAATCGGCACTAGAGTTAAAGGTTGATCCGTTAATGGTTACGGATGTAGTGTCTAAACTACCTCCGCCTAATGCACATGTAATAACTAAGTTATCGCCATTAAAAGCAGCCTGTTCATTTGACTCAGCTTCACTTAAAGAAGCATAGGCACGAGTAGCCCCTGTGGTGTTATTAGTTGTACCGTCTCCTCCTGGGATGCTTCCCATGTTAACGTATCTTTGTATTGTTGCCACTACGCTAAATCCTTCTTATCTACAATATAAGGTTGTACTTGCGCCCATGTATATGTTCCCCATCTATCTGTTTGTAGTTGCTGTCTAACTGCTGTGGGTAATGCCATAACGTCTAATTTATATCTACATCTTGCTATAGGAAACATTAGATCTTTTATTTCATCTCTAGCTCGTGATTGAAATTCATCTCTTCTTTCTAAAGGAGTTTGTTCTCCACGAATAACTGAGGGATGCAATAAAGGCTCTAATCGTAATCTTATTGAGGTTGATGCTTTACTCATAACAGAGACATCTATAGGAAGTCTATTAAACTCTTCTCTTATTAAATTAAATAACTCCTTCCCACTTACCGATGTGTTTATTAAAGTAATTGTATATTCATATATATGGTTATCGGTATCATTAACAACTCTTAAGGTTTCGTATTCTCTTTCCCATGCAGAGTGTATTGTCTTAGCTACCTCATAATCTAGGTCTGGGACTATGAGAAGTATTCGTTTATTATTTGGTGATGGTTGCTCTGTACAAGTGCCGTCTGGATAGACCTCACATATATCGCCTAATTCAAACTTACACCGCCATTTCTTCCATGTGTGATTATCTAACGATCCTTCATCGTATGAGTCCATATAATGTCCGTTTGCCCAAATAGCTAACTCTGCCACTATTTCCCTCTTTTCCTTGCTTGTATTGCTTTAGCTTGGATTAATGCTTTTGCTTTCCCTCTAGGGCCTGTATAACAAGTACCTTCCGGTCCCCATTTCCATCCTTTTTTTCCATTTTTTTGACATCTCATTATAGGCATTAGTTTTCCACCTCATGGCCCATGACCTTTATTCGAAACTGTGTAATATCTGTAAGGTCGTCTTGCACATATGCTACAAATTGATCATTTGTTTCTCCGGTTAATCTTACTACAACGCCATATTTATCTTGGCCGCCAAAGGTTTTTCGCACACTTACTCCATATGTTCCTTGAGGCACAGTCCTATCAGAATATGTTACGTCATAAGCTGTGGCTCTAAACCCTGCATTTGCTTTTATATTCACTAGATACTTTTTAACAAAGGCATTTTCAAACCCGAAATATACCCCCCAGGTTAACGCCGCTATATCAAAAAACTTCCCGTCGTCTGGCTGTGTGGCTGTTATGCCAGTAACCATTGTCCTAGTTAGATCCCATTTTAAATTATCCGGAGGTGATGTGAAAAACTTAATCGGGCTTGTCTGTGTGCCTGTTACTGCAAGATTGATATTAGCCAAATATGTACTTTCTATATATGTTGTGTCTAGATCGAAATCTAATGGCGTATCGCACCCTATAACCACCTGAGCGCCTTGGTCATCTACTGTCACTATCAACGCCTGATAAAAACGGATCACATTTGGATCGCTTACTCTATCTACATATCTAATTTCTAATACTTGTTCACCGTTCGCTAATGCTCCTGCTCCTGCATTAAGAATAAACTCATTACTGCCTAATGAAACATTTGCTTGCAGTGTTACTGTTTCTATAAATTGGGATAACCAATGTTCAACAGCGAATGTAAATTGGTCTTGTATGTATACATCCCAAGCACCTAATTGATTATAAGCTCCTACGATCCTTTGCATGGTTTTTGTATTTTCTGGCATATCTTACCACTTATATCCTATTACTGTTCCAGATATTAACTGTACAGTCTCCATCTTGCCTACTATCACAGCACCAGCTGCATAAGTTGTGCCACTTGATATGTCTGAACTGTTAGAAATACCGCTTGCTGATACTGCATCAACATCAAATGATGTAACTCCTTCAATCTTCCAGAACGGACCACTTGTTACTGATGTATCGTTAATAAATACTGTACCCAAACTCCCAGTTATTCTTGCCTGTTGCCTGTCCTCATTATATCCTGCCATTATGCACCTCCGCTATCTATGTTCTTCCAGTTATTGCCTCTATTTATTTCGGTAATCGTTGTCCTGCCAACATTATATTTTATTCCTATTTCTCTATGTGTTAATATATTATTATTTAACAGTGTTTTAATTTCCTTTACTTGGTCTTCATTTAATTTAGCTTGGCTACTTTCACTACCTGTTTGTTTTTTTGTAATTCCCATTCTATATGCATGGGTTTTATTTTCACTAGCTGTGCACCATTCTAAATTTTCTACTCTATTGTCGCTTTTTATCCCATTTTTATGGTTTATTTGCGGTTTATTTTTTGGATTTGAAATAAACGCCTCTGCCACTAATCTATGTACTTTATGGGTTTTAGTATTTCTATTGTTCGTTAACCCTATAACTATATATCCGTCTTTATCTTTATTCAAAGCTCTTTTCCATTCATCATGGATAGGCCCGTCAGCATATTTACGTCCTTTCCCCCATCGACTAAATACAACACCCCATGTGCTTATATAATGCCCAGGATAGTTTGTTATTTCTTTTAGCATATAATTCCACCGCCTTCATTACGCTTAATTATATAATCAACATCTTTTAACGCTCCAAGCTGTTGATTCAAATCCGCTTGTACTTTTGCCACTTGTTTTTCTAACTCAGTTACTCCATGTTTTAACTGCTCTTTCCTTTTTTTCAACACCGGAATAATATGGCTCTCTTGATCATACCCGTATAAATATGGGCAATAGCAGATTTCTGATTCTGGGGGTATATATACGTAAATCCCTTTCCCGTTAGCCACGCCAGCCCAGTATTCACATGCTTGTCTTTGCCCTCCATATT